ATTAAAAATTAAAAAAAAAAAATAATAATTAATTAAAATTCTTATATTTGGGTATCATCGGCAATTTGTTGCTTTTCTTTAAACTCATTCTTGTATTTAACATGACTTTGTTCAACCAAGTTTATAAGTTTCTTATGTTTTGGACTTTCAATTTCTTTTAATAATTTCCAAACAAATGAAGAATATTTTTTTTCATATTCTTCGTTACTTTTTGTACCGGCTGCAACTAATTGTTCCATATAATGGGGTTTGTTTTTAAGTTCATTTTTTACTGCTTGAGTTACGAAAATATCCATAAATTTTGCTCCAGTTTTTTCTATCACAACTTCATTTTCACTCATTTTTTGTGCAAAGAAAGCGGATATCGATTTTGGAGATTTACTAGTAATTTCGGATTGTTCAATAGAAGAATCTTCTACAGTTGTTCCTGATTTTTTAACCATTTTTGCATTATTTTGGATCAATTTTTGAGTAGAATTATCAATGCTAATAAGTTGTTTTATTGTATCAATCTGGCTAACCAAGATAGGATAATGAGATTTTAACCATTCAATATCTATTGACTTAATATCCAATAATGACTTATTTGTACTATCAACTGACTTTTGTATAGAAGCAAGTTCAGTCATTAGTATTTTATTTGCATTGCTAAAATCATTTATTTGGTTTTGCATTGACTCTATTTGAAGTTTCAACTTTTCAATCTTTTCTTCCAACTGCTTTTCTTTTGTTTCCAACTGCTTTTCTTTTGTTTCCAACTGTTTTTCATTTTGATCACATTCAATATCAATTGTATTAATTGCATCAATTTCAATTTCTAAATTAGTTTCATTGAGATTATCATTAATTGGATTCATTAAAAGAACTTTTTATTAATTGTTCTATTTCAAATTTATTTTTGGAAATAAGATATTAAAAAATAAATATTATCCAAACCAATTATGCCGATATTGAATGATTTGCCAATAATCGGAATTTCCATTGTTAAATAGTACTATATGAATTGACAAATTTAAAATACTATTTATTTTTTTTTTGATTTTATTTATAATTTTTAAAATAATAACAAATAATGGACCTTACTACAGATGATTTTTTGCCAATAGCAATTTCAAATTTGCTTGATCCTAAGAAAATTCTTAGACATCAAATTGAATCATTTAACCAGTTTATTGATAGAATTCCATCATTTATTGAACAGGAATTTAAACAAAAACGGTCGGAATTATACATTCCACCAAAAAACAAAGTTGGAAAACTTGAATTTGGATTAAAGTTCACCCAAGTTAGATTGACCAAATCCCATATTATCAAAAATGGAGAAACTATTCCGCTTTATCCAAACTCGGTTAAAAAATCAAATACAACTTATGAAAACGCACTTCGGGCAGATGTGCATCTTTGGACTAGACAATACATAGTTGGCAACAAAATTGGTGAATTGAAAAAACAACCAAAATCCAAACATGTATTGAAAAATGTTCTAATTGGAACAATTCCAATATTGGTAAAATCTAAAGCTTGCCATTTATATAATATGCCGGATATTGCACAAAGAGAAATTGGTGAAGACCCAGATGATGCCGGTGGATATTTTATTATTGATGGAAGTTCCAAAACTTTAATTTCAAGAAAAAATAGTGGGAAAAATATTCCTGTTTTTACCCGAAATTCGTTTGGTGTTATTAATTGCACATTTACTTCCAAACCTGGCGATATGTATGAACAATCTAAGCATATCAAGATTGAACTTTATCCAGATAATGAACTATTAATTAGTATCACACTTGGACGAGAACTGACATTGGTTGTTCCATTTTACATTATATACTACTTATTTAGTATAACCAATGACAAATCAATATTGCAAACTATAATCCCCAACTTTGATCCAAATAATGTTAAACACCAAAAAATGTCATCTATTTTTATGCAGAATATTACAAAAAACTATGAAAATATGAAAAGTTCAATATCCGATTTTAATATGTTCAAATATTTTAATGTTCCGGATGTAAAAAAAATTAATGTATTGGCATTAATACTTGCCCGGATAATTAATAAATTGGATGAAAATTCTTATTCTTCCAAGTATATTATGAAAAATGATGCCACCAATATTAAAACAATTAATGAAATTATGTTGCGATTTGATTTTAATATATTTCCTCATATTGGAATTACCAAAGAAAGTCGGATTGAAAAATTGAATTATCTTGGATCTTTAATTTATAAAATTTATGGTGTCCGACTTGGAGATGCTACTACCGATCGAAATTCGCTAGAAAATACTCCAACTCACAATGTTGGCCCGGGTTATATAAGTTTAATTAAATCGGTTTTTAATATAACTGTGACTTCCAGTTTTACCCGGAATATGCATGATAAAATTCGAAAAGATCCAAATACTGACATAGTGAATGTATTTAATAATACATTGGCTCCAACTTATTTGGGTAAAACACTTTGCAAAGGTATCCGGGCTGGTAGTAATAAATATATTAATGTCACACAGCGAACTAAAATTGTTAATCGTATTAATACTGTTCAACATGATATTACTAATAAAATGGCAGCTCATTCAGTACTAACAAGTGTAACATCGGATCCAAATTCTATGAGTGGAAGATCAAATGAACCATTGTTGGAATTTAGAGGTGTCCAACCAACCTTTCCAGGAGTACTTTGTATGATTTATACTGTTGAAGGAGAACGTGCCGGATTATCCCGATTTATGACTGTTATGTCGGAAATTACAGATATTATTAATTCTAGTCCGATTGTTGAATTGGTTAAAAAAGACATTGAATCTCTTCAATTTTTGCATAAACCTAAAAGTCGGTATTCTCCAGTTATTGTTAATGGTGTTCCACTTGGTGCGCATCCGGATACTAAAATGCTTGCTCGGAAATATCGCAATTTACGTCGGGAAGGTAAAATTCACCGATTGGCAAGTATTACATATTATCCACTTCGAAAAGGCGAATTAAATATATATACCAACCTTGGCCGGATGATTAGGCCGTTTATTATAATTTATAAACGTGAAAATCCTAAAGATGGCGAAGATTTAAGATATATAAAGTTTACAAAAAAACATTCCGAGATGTTGCGACAAAAGCAAATGACTCTTCAAGAATTGGTTGATTTAAATATTATTGAATATATTGCAACTAACGAATATAGAAATATTTATGTTGCCGAATCTTGGAATCATTTTTGGAAATACCGGAATAGCGAACTTCATGATTTTACACATCTTGATATTCCAATTGGCAACTATAGTTTGAATATTCTTACAGTTCCGTATATGCAATATTCTGCCGGACTCAGATCGGCATTTCAAGGTAAATTCACAAAACAAACATGTGGGTATCCGACTATTGCATATAATAAAATATTTCCTGTAAGCAAATTGCCAGTTACATGGGAGATACATCATCCTATTGTGCGAACAATAACTGATAAAGTTTATTTACCTGGTGGTGCAAATATCATGGTTGCAAATAAAGCTGGCGGTGAAAATCAGGAAGATTCTATTATATTTTCCAAATCTTTGATTGATAGAGGAAAATTCACTCTTAATTTATATTCATCTTTGAATATTGAAGTTGGCCCAAGGCAAACATTTCAAAACCCAGATCCGACTCGGATTCGCGATGCAAAAAATGTTGATTACTCGCATTTGCTAAATGGAATTCCAAAGAAAGGAACTATTATCCGGAAAGGTATGGCAATTTTAGGAATTGTAGAAACAAACTCGGAAACTAAAGAGTTGGTAGATCGCAGTCATTATCATAGAAAGAATCATAATATTACAATTGATGATGCAATTATTGAACATAACCGGGAAGGTAATGCAGTTTGTAAAATTAGATATTATTCTGTCCGACCAGTAGAACCTGGAGATAAATTTGCAGCCAGATCAGGTAATAAAGCTATTGTTTGCGAAATCCGGGAAGATGAAGAAATGCCAATTGCAGATAATGGAATAATACCAGAAGCAATTCTTAATTTGCATTCGTTTCCTTCCAGAATGTTGTTTAATCAAATATTAGAAGGTACTGCTGGAAACTTGGCAACCCGAATTGGATCTTTTGTAGATGCTACATATGGTCGGAAATTCGATGAAGAAAGATTTGACCAAATTGCCCGAGATTTAGGAATTAATCCAAATGGCGAACATATTATGTATGATGGCAAAACTGGAAAAAAAATAAAATCCAGAATATATTGTTGTATTAATTTTTACCAACGATTGACTAAAATGGCAAAAGATAATTCATCTGCTGTTAATGAACCACCACTTGATATTCGTACTGGCCAACCAACTCACGGTATTAACAAAAATGGAGGATTAAGAGTTGGTTATATGGAAATTGATACTTATGCAGGTCATGGATGTGGCAGGGCATTAAATGATATTTTATTTGAAGATTCGGATGGTAAAACTATTTATATTTGTACCAAATGTAAACAAATTGCAATTGCTGATAGTAAAAGAGGAATTTATTCATGTGTTTCTATTAAATGTAACAAAGAAGGAACATTCTTTTACCGGATCAGAAGTTGCACTAATACTGTTAAATTATTTCATTACCTGGCAGCTTTAGGAGTTAAAACCGAATTAATTCCAGAATTGCCACAGTTCATTTCCAGCCATCCAACCAATTAAAGTCGGAAAGTTGGAAAATCGAAAAGTCGAAAAGTCGGAATTTTAATTTATTTTTTTCTTAAGTTTATTAATATCACTCCTAATAATATATTCACTTACTTCATAGTTGGTATTAAGTAGAATATTTGTAAATCCTTCTCTTATCTTTTTATTTCCAAAACTTATCATATCGATATTTTGTTTATATTCATCTAAAAACCGTCTAAAATTGTTTTTAATAGATGGCAATAAAATATTAATAGAATTATCATTTACTGTAGAAAATACAGAATAATTACTGATATTTTCATTGGTATTTTTCATTTCTTTTTTCAATCTATTTTCATTAATATTAATTGATTTATTTTTTAATTCTTCTAGTTGATTATCAATTTTATCTTTATAATTTTCAAATTTGTTATAAGACATAATATTGATACCTATTTTATACTCTGTTAGTTTATTTCTTCCATTGCTAGTAAAGACATTCAATTTATATAACGAATTTAATAATCTTTGTCTATATTCAATTTCGTCCATAAGCAATCTTAAATTCTTAAATTTTATATAATAATCAACTGGTGGATAATCTTTCTTGTTTTCATAATTTCCAAAAGAAATATCACTAAGAATTCCTTCAAAGTTTTTATTAATATTTATAAGTTTTATCAATTCATCATTATCATTTGTTGACATTTGTAAGTTTTTAAGATAATTTCTTAATTCTGTTTCCAAATTATCATATTCATCTTTGAAATTATTATAACTTATCCTAACATTTTTAGTGACATTATTAAGTAATATTTTACCATCACTAGATGTAAATTTGTTAACAATAGTAATTTTTTTTACAGAATTTGCATCTATTTCTTTTAAATTAAATTGTTTTTTATCATTTGAATATTTATCACCAACTATCTTTTCGGTTGCATAATTAGAAATTTTCTTTACGATTGATTGAATCACTCTATATTTTAAAATTAAATAAATTGACACAATAATTATTACTAATGAAAAAAGTACAAGAAGAGTAATTCCCCATACTTTTTGTTTATGTTTTTTTTCTTCTTCCAGTTCTGGAGTATAATGTATTGATAAATTTTTTGAAACTTTTTCATTTAATACTCCTTTATTTGATAAAATATAATAATTGGTGCCAGGTATTGGATTATCAATAAATGTATTAACTGTAACTTGGCCTTGTGTATAAGTAATATCACTAACTGAATCCGGGTATACAATATAAGGCCCATAGGAAATATCATTGGCAGATATTGTAGTGGTAATATAAGAATTATCAGTACTGTTCATTGAAACTGGTGAATTAGTAGAATATAATAACATTAAATTAATATTATTGTCTGACGAACTGACATCATTAAATGTAAAGTCGGAAATATTAAAAACATCCACTCCAGTATTTGACCCGGCCTTGTTAATTGCTGATAAATTGTATTTAATAAAATCTCCAGTATTATCATCCTTAATGGGAAATGAACTAATTACTGAAATTAATCCGGGATTACTAATAAATCCGGCATCTTTTACACCATTTGGTGTATAAAATGATGTATTTGATGTTTCGATATTTACCAAAATTTGATTACCAGTATAATTGTATATATTTAAAGTGTAAACCATTTCTTTTCTTTAATTAAAAAAAAAATAAGAATAATATAATATCAAATTAATTTAATATTTTAATTTGTTTTATCATATTTTCCAAATCTGCAATAGTAGAATTATTAATGATTTCAAAATCTGGAATTGTTTCTAATTGCTCCGATACATGATTTGCAAAGTTGGAAAAGTTGGCAATATCAGGTCGAGTTACTTTAATAATAATTCCTCCATTTTGCTTTATATAATTAACTTCGTTTTCAAACCGAACATCCGATATGATTATTTTTTTTCCATTTTGGATTGCCAACTTTGCCTTTACATCTATTGTTTTTATCCAAAAATTGTCTCCAATATCTGGCAATAATTTATTCATATTGTTTCGAACCAATTCAGTGCCAACAAATTGCAATACTTCTCTTGGAGTAATATTCCAATTTGAATCAATTGTTTCTTTATCATTGTAAACTTGGTCATGAGTAAATCCAAATAAAGACATACAAGTATCTTTTAAAGTATCTGCAAATGCAAGTTTGATATAATCCGGATGCAATTTGCAAATAATATCTGCAACTGTATCTTTCCCACTATATTTCTTTCCAATTATTCCGATCATTTTATATTAAGTTTTATTGATATAATTTTTAATCAAAAAAAAATTAAAAATCATAAGTTCATGATAAATTTCTTACAAATCTGGCCGGAAGTCAATACCTATTGCTTGAGTTGGCAAAAGAGTTTTAATTGAATAACCTCGGAATTCTACTGTGTATAATTTTCCTTTATAATTATTTTCAAAATGAGTTTTACCATTTTCCTCCATCTGGGACATATCATAAAATAGTTCTGCTCGGACTTCATCAGATAATTTTGGTTGGATAGTAACAGTATAATCGGATGAATTAATATCATAAACATCAGGCCCGTAATCATATTCTGAAAACGAATCAAACCTTTTATTCATGTACTCAATTGCATTATTATAAGAATTTTTAGTATGTTTGCAAATAAATATTACTTTTCGAAAATTCTTACCAACTCCATCTTTGAATCCAAACAACTGGAATTCATCCCTAAATAATGGTTTTATTTTGACCATTTCATTCCGACTTCCACCATTATATGGGCGATCTCCAATTCGGAATATTAATCCTTCATATTTATCATTAATTGCTTTTTGGTAAAATTCATATGCTTCTTCGGGAGTATCAAATTGAAAAGTTGGAGCGAATTTGATATTGCCAAGTTTGCCTTCATATTTATTTCGAATCTTATCAAAAACAATATTTCGTTGTTTGAATGAAAAATTATTTGGAATTCCGGAAGTTGGAGTTGTCGGGATAAAAATATCGTAAATGTAATAATTTAGTTGTTCTTTATATGAATCCTGAATTTGTTTATTGGAATACCCGCTAATATTACTAAGTGGCTCTCCATGTATGTATAATTCACCATCAAAGAATATATTCCTACCAGAGTATTTAACTGTATGAAGTTCTTCTAATTGCTCTTGAAGTGTTTTTGAAATTTCCAATGATTTGCCAGATCTGGAATAACTAATAAGTTTATCATCATTGCTCATCCCGCTAATTAACCGAACACCATCATATTTATATTGAAAATAATTATTAGATCCATATTTGGAATACAAATCTTGAATAATCTCAAATACTTTATCCGGATCTATTGCACTACCATCTGCAAGCATTGGCAAATAATGCTCGGATTTAGTTTCTTTGGCAGTATATTTTTGCAATCCTGATGCTAGTGATTGAGTAAATATATTGGTTTGATTAATTTTCCCAAGATTCTTTCCAGATTCTATTTTAGTGAAAACTCCAAATTTGTTTGGAGAATCTTCATAATGCGAATTTACAACTGTAAATCCAATCAAATTATCATCCGGAATTGGCTGGTTATTCCACCAAGTTTCTTCTATTGGTTCTGCAATAGTTGCAAACATTTGAATTGGGTTCATACTTGAATTAATTGTTTTTTTGAAAATATCATTTGAATATTTCCGATCAATAACTCCTGCATAAATAGTCCAATTAGTGTATTTTGGTTCGCCAGATTTGGATTTCATTTGACTTATAGACCTTATTTCGGGAAATTGAAATACATGAGAGTAAATTTTTCCACATTCGTTATATTTAAGTTTGGTATTCATATTTTATAGTGTATTTATAATTCAAAAAAAAATAATTAGTAATGATAATAATTTTCTTAAAACATATAATTAAGTCCAAATGATCTTCCATAACTGCTGATAAAATTCAACATATGAGTAAATACTGTAACCGTATATTTTTCATTCAGAATTTGTTCGGCATTCATCATATCCTTTCTTAATTCCAATCTTAAAATTGGTTCAAATAATGATGCCTGGTTATACAAACATGAAATTTGGTTGGTCAAATACAGTTCGTTAAATAATAGCATATATAAACCATCATCTGCTTTTGCATTTAATTTTCTTGTATTTTTAGTAAGTTTGGATTTTACTACCAAGTCATAAATTTCAGGAGGTTGAGGAGATTTAATAAATTCTTCCCCATACTCAAATCCAATTTTTTCCAATATTTGAACTGGACGCAAATACTTAGTTGGACTAATTGCAAGTTGGCCAGGATCACCATTTATGTCATTAATGACAATTGGAACTTGTGTACAAACTTCTTCAACTTCTCCAAATTCTAACCATTTATCAAAATCGTTTGCATAGTTAAAAGGCCGGACTGATATTGTCATTGCTTCACTAGTTGCTTGGCCTCTTAAAACAATTGGTTCTTCCAAGTCTTTAATATGATAATATTTGACATCAACTAAACTAACAAGTCGGTTCCAAGAAACGGTTAAACTTAGGGCATGCATAACATCATCCAAATGAACGTAACAAGTTACCAAATTAAATTTTTTTACTTTAAGAGGCAAACATTCCAACTTAATTGGATCTTCAACTCCATCATAATATTCAGCAGTTACCATCATGTTGGATTTTTGTAATTGACCCCGAACAGATAAAGTATTTTTTGTCATCATACCAGTATTAAGTCGGTTTTCATGAGTTTCATTATGATTAAAAAATAATGGCACCATTAGTCTAAGTCCATTTTGTTGTTTCTTTGGAGTTTGGTATCCAAGTTTCAATTTTTGCACCATAATAGCATCAGTATCTGGCAACACAACATTGGATTCAACTCCAAGATCATGTCCAATATGTTCATTCCACAAGTCAGTAAGATTGGTTGGAATATAATGTTTATCTTTAAGAAGAACTTCATCTTGTTGAATAGTTTGAACATTTGCAGTATCACATCCAAGATTGTATTCATGGAAAAGTCGGATACCTGGCTTAGCAACATATCGAAATCGGACATTTTCAATATCAAAGTTGGCAATAGAATCTGGAATTTTAGAAATATCAAGTTCAGGTTCTTCAGTTTCAAATCTGATATATTGATCATAAATAAATAAATAATCATTATTGACCTTTATATCAAATGTAAAGTCGGTAAATTCGTCTTGTCTAAGTTGCTTTAATGACCCAGTTTGGCATGTTTCAACATAATCAGTAACTTCCGGTACGCAACCTTTATAATCGGACCAATTTTTATTTGGAAATGCATTTTTGATTGATTTAAGAAGTTTCTTTCTTTCATCAACATTAAGTTTTGCATAAAAATTAAGTGGTTCAACCCCTCTGGGAATTTGCAATTGCCTATCCAGGAAATTTTGAACCTTTTGATGGACTCCAATACGTTGGGTAATCTCATCATGGAGCATTCCTTCTTCAATATATTTGTAACCTTTATACATTTTTCTTCTGTGACAAAATAAATTTAAATAATTAAATTCTTATTGGAATAAATCCTTTGTTTTAAAAAATATTTTTAATAAATGAAATCTATTAAAGTAATATCAAAAGATATATCTGGTATCCCCGAACTTAACAAATTATATTCCAACCAAGGGTATTTAATTATAAAACAAGAAATTGGAAAGTTAGGAATTTCAAAATCCGATGTTATGAATTTTTTTAAATCATTTCATATCAAACATGAAAAACGTGCAGGTACAATAATACAAAACTTCCAATATGATCCAATTTGTAATACCAACAAGTACTATTTATTTCCCCGATTTTTATTGGATGATGTAAAATTGTTTTTTGACGAATTTGGAATTTCAACAAATGTACTAGATTTTGAATATCCGGCCAACCTTGGCGACTCCAACTTGGAAATGAAGACACTTATTTGGAACGAAAAAAATCATTTATTGAATAATATAATTATACCAAAAATCAAAAAGTCGGGAGGTTTAACATTGCAACTTGATACTGGTAAAGGCAAAACAGTTATACTTTCCCGAATAATACAAGAATTCGGTCTTAAAACTGTCATATTTGCAGGTAATATATTGTTACAAAAACAATTATATCAGGATGTAACAGAACATCTTGGGTTAACATCGGATAAAATTCGATTAGTTGGAGGAGGAAATAAAAATCATCCAGATGCCAATATTTGGATAGTTACAATTAATACTGCATCCAAACTCAATAAAGATCCAACTATTTGGAACCAATTTGGATTATCTATTTTTGATGAATGTCATAAATTTTGTTCCGCAAAAAGAATTTTTATTGCCCGGCAATGCTGTACTAAATACAAATTGGCATTATCCGCAACTGTTGAAAAAAATTGGAATTGGAAAGAAATAATTTACAACTGTGGATCGCCAGTAAATGGTAATGATTATATTAAATCCGAATCAATAGACGGCAATGTTAAAATAATAAAATATTATGGCCCTCCAGAATATACAAAATCATTAAAATCCAATAGCGGCATGGTATCAACTGCTTTCATGAGTCGGCAATTTATGAAAGATAGTTATCGGACATCAATACTAATATCAGAAACTATCCGACTTTTGGAATCCGGCCATAGTGTATTGGCATTGACAAATATTAATGATTTTGTTTGGAATTTTTATGAATTATTTCAAGTAAAAACTAATTGGAAATACCGAGTTGGCATAATTAATTCTGATGTTTCGGATAAAGAAAAACATTATGCAAAATCAAGTTGCCAATTAATATTATCAACATATGGAAGTTGTTCAGAAGGAGTTAATATACCCCGACTAACTGCAATGGTATTTTTAACATCATTTGTTGGAAATGGAATTCAAATATCTGGCCGGTCATTGCGAGGAAAATCCGATATTACTAGAGAATATATAGATTTAATTGACATGAATACTTCGTTAAAAAAACAATTTGCTTCCAGAGGTGAGATTTGGAATAATCGGAAATTTACACAAGAAATTGCAATCGAAAAATATCGCAATGAAAATTAATAAAAATGATTTTTATTATTTAATTTTTAAATCTGTTAAGAAATTAGTTGTCAAAATTTATTATGGATTTTAATGATAAAGTAGATATGTTCATTTGGTCAACTGATGATGAATTTAAACAAATATTTTTAAATTACAAAAATGGAAATATTAAAATACACCAATGTAATAAAAATATTATAATTTCAAAGTTGGTATTTACTAACATGGCCAGGTATAAGGCTTTATATGAATTTAATAATTCAGATTGGATTATCCGGCCTTTGACATTGGAGAGAATATTTTGCCAAATTATTAATTCCGGATTGAAACATTCTGAATCTGCAAAGAAATTCTTTAATGAATTAATTGTATATATTCATAGTGATTGCCGAAATATTTGGATAATTAAAATGTCTTATGTTCACAAAGTTCCATGGATGCGAAATTGGATACAATGTGATAAAACTAAAAAACCTTCTATATTAAATATAGTCCAATTATTGCGATTATTAAATGATGTAGAAGGAAATGAAAGTTTGAAATTTGGATTTAGTCGGAATATTATATACATATCGGATAATGTTATTGAAGAAATGATATTTTACAATACTATTTTGCAAAAAAAATTGGCACTTGCAACAAATTTTGATGACCGATTGGTAATATTACCCAAAATAACTGATTATATAAATAAATATAAAAACAAATTGATAATTAATTGATAATTAATTGATTAATAATTACTTTTACTTTTTTTTTTTAATTTGTCAAAATAAATTTTATTTTCCAAGAATTTTTTAGTTGTTTTGTAGCCATTTTCTCGAAGTATTTCTAATTTTTTTACATCAGTATTAAACTCGGTTGCGTCTACATCCATAACATCTATTCCAACTGTTCTATCCCAATAATCGTAAAGAGTATATGATTCATCAATATAATCTAATAATAACATAATAAGTTGGAATGCCAGATTGACAATTGGTAAAAATCCAAAACCTGGCAATACTACATCCTTTTCTTTAGTTGACGTATTATTTACCAATTTGAATCCAAGTGTTTTTTTACTTGGAGGAGACTTATTTTCATAATCAACTTCATATGAATTTGGGTTGTCAAATATCCAAATTGGAAAATTACTTAATATACCACCATCAATATAATAAGAATCTATATATTGTATTGGTTTAAAGAATATTGGAATTGTAATACTAATCCTTACAGCTTTCCAAATTGGCATATCCGGAGTTGTTTTATAACTAAAGTATTTTGTTTTTTTTTCTTTTATTGAAGTTCCAGTTATAACCAATTCTATATTATTTTCATTATAAATATCTAAAAATGTTGTATCTTTATTGCCAGTTTTTACCATTATCAAATTTTGTATCCATTTACAAAAATAATCACCAGTATTAATTCCAAGTGTAAATAAAAATTTAAATGCAGTAAATGAATAATAAGTCTCATCTTGGAATTCTTTAAAATCGGTAGTAGTTATAATTTCATCAATCATTTCCGGACTATATTTAACAGCTAATAAAGTTGCTGCGATTGAACCTGCAGAAGATCCGGCTATGCGTTTAATTTGTTTTAATATTCCCATTTCTTTTAATACTAAAGGGACTTTGGCATATGCAACTCCTTTAATTCCTCCACCTTCAAAAATAATATTTTCATAAGGAAATTTCATGTTTTTATATATTGTCAAAATTAATAATTTTAATTTCTATTAATAATTTCCTGAAAACAATTAAATTGAAATTAAATTAATATTAATAATACCAATGAAATTAACCAAAGCCGATTATGTTTTTGTATGCCTTAAAAGGTACCCGGATGAAAATATTAAAATTTACTCCAATTCGCTTAAAGTGCTGAAGGAAAAAGTTGGCAATTTAACAAACCAAGAAATGGAATATGTTGAAGAAAATAGAAAATTATTAAAAACCAATATCTTGAAAGATCCGGTCTTAGAATTGCCTGCTACATATACCAAGTCTATGAAAGTCTATTTTACAAAATACCCAATATTATACCGAACACCTCTTACAAAATCCGATTATATTTATATATTATTTAATCGGAAATCTACTATTGTCAGTATCAATGAACTTTCTAATATGCAAATTGAAAAGTTGGAAGTTTTAACTGGGGATATTTCATATGAAGAAAAAAAATCTTTAATTTTACAAAAGATGAGAAGATGCAAGTATTGGAAAAATTATGTAAAAAAACATAAAACATTTATCAACAATTATAAACAGTTTGTAAATTACAATGCAACATTGGCCGGTATACCAAGTGTTTTATCAATAGAAACAAAGATTGATATGATATATAAAATAAAACCAAAATCTGCTCCAAGTATAGATGAATATCAGCAGCAATTGATATCCGAATACTGCCAGCCAGATAATATAACTGGAGGAATTTCAAACAAATACAAAAATGTTTGTTGTATAGCCGGCCCTGGAGCTGGTAAAACTCAAACACTAACCGAGTTTTGTCGGCAAGCATCAATAAATAACCAATCTGTATTATGTTTGATGTTTAATCGCAATACCTGCCAAGATTTCAAAACTCGGTTAAAATCGACTAATATTAAATATCAGAAAAATTCCAATATAGAAAATACTCCAGGTATTTATGTTTTAACATTTCACCAATTTGCGTATTGGAAGTTTTCATCAAATGATTCTGATATTTTCCCAAATGAAGATTTTAATTACAAAAATTTGATAAAAAAAGCAATTCGAAAAATGCCCAGTTTGGTGCCTTTTAATTATATTGTTATTGATGAATCTCAGGACATGACTAAAGATTTTCAAGAATTATTTGACAATGTTAAGACATCCCGGGTAATTTATGTTGGTGATCCTCGGCAACAATTGTATTTATGTTCATCAGTATTTGGCCAACTTTTGAAATCCAATAATATTTCCAAATTGGAATTGTTGAACAATTATAGATCCAAACCTGAAATTATCCAATTATTGAATAATTATTCTAGAACCAATTTTCATAAAAATCATCATATTGAACAAGTTTGTCCAAACCCGGATTCTTCAGATAGCAATTCGGTCAAAATCGTTTATTCTAATAATTGCCCTGAATCAATTGTAAATCATTTGTTGGAATATGATCCCGGAGAGACATTTATAATATCTCCTGTTACAACTTCAAAATTCCGAGTTAATGAATTGACAACACTAATCCGGCAACTTGCACATGAACAAAATCGCCACATAGGAGTGTCTGAGCATGGAGATATATCTAATAATGATGATTATATTTGCAATTCTTATGCAGTAAAAGGACTAGAAAGAAAACAAATTATATTATTTGCAGTATCGGATACAGATTTGTATATTGATTATGGAGTCCGGTCAAACATATTAAAATGTTTAATATATGTTGCATTGTCCCGGGCATCTCACAGAATTGTAATTGTCATTAATAATAACAAATATAAATCTCCAAATTTATTAGATTTTGCAATTGATCATTCATTAATCCAACCAACCAAAGTTCAACCTCGGAAGATTCCTAAATCAATTCATATGGTAGTTACCGATTTTGCCAAGTACGAACTTCCATATGAATTTGAAAATTTGGAAGTATTTAATCCAATTAGTTTCGAACGCAAGTATATAGAAGATGTTGCCGGATTATTGGTGGAAGTCAATATTGCCAAGAAGTTGGACATATTAAAAAATAACTACCAAATAATTAGTAAAAAATCCAAAGCTAGAAAAGAAAAAAATAAATATCTTGTAATTATTGATTTGGATCCGACATCAAAAAAATATGATGAAGTTATTAAAATTATATCAAATTTAATTAGCAACAAAAATATATCAGATGCATTTAAATATGTCAAAATTGAATATTGTTGCCGAGTTAATCGGGAATGGACGGTTTCTGATAATTTAGAAAACTTTAAAATGAATTCATTTGAGTTGGATCAATATTTGGAATTTATTAAAGAATTTAATAATAACAAAACAATAACACATGGCGAATCAATTGATTATTATCCAACTATTGATAGATCAAAAGAAACTGGTTGGTTAATCCGGGGTATTTGCGACTTTTCCGATGAAGATAATGTTTACGAAATTAAACATGCCAAAGATTGTCCCAGTCATCATATCCAAGTTGGCATATATGGACTGTTATTAGGCCGGCGGTCTATATTAGTAAACACATATGAAGGGTTTGCCAAAGAAATTAAACTTAATTGGGATCTTGCAAAATTAAACAAATATTTTAGATGTGTCCAACTTTTGAAAATTATATCCAGATACAGAGTTGGCAATATGAATCTTGATATTGGAAATGTTGTAATAATTGATATTGAAAACGATTTTTCACGTTCATATTATATGGAACCAATTATTCGTGAAATTAGTGCAATTGTAGTAAATATTGAAAGTTCGGAAATAATTGATATTTATCATAAAACATTTGGTTGCAGTAATGATCCAGATGCAGTTGTGGATCATAAATTTAAAGATGTTTACGAACTTACCGGATTAATACCATTAAATGATAATCCGACTTACATTAATAACTTTATTGAATTTATCCAACCATATAAAAATTATCAATTTGTACAATGGGGTAGTAATGATTGTAAAAATGTAGGATTAAAGAATGTTAATTCATTAGATTTATCAGTTATATTTAAACGATACTTGGAAAAATCTTCAATAAAAATTAGATATGATAAATCAAAATATAAATTAAAAGAAGCAATATTCCGGTTAGTTCCTGTAACTCTTCCATGGGTTCCTCATAGGGCATTTGATGATACGTTAATAACAATGTTAATTTATTCAATATTGGCCCTTACAAAGTAAGTTTATTAAATAATTAAAATGATTTTTAAATAATATTTTTTTTTATAAAAATTAATGATTAAGTGTTATTGTGGAGAAAAACTTGTTAAAGTACGAAATTATATCAAACAAAATGGTACAAAAGTAAAATCTTATTATCGGCATGACTCCGGGTTGAGTTGTTCGATGGGTGAAACAGATTTGCATAAATACGGAAAAAAATGTTTAGTTGAATTATTGAAATCCGGTATTAAAGTAAATTGCAATTCCGAGATATGCAACTTTCAGTCCAATAATGCTTGCATGGAAGTTGAAATTGAAAATAATTATGTTCAAGGAAAAGCAGATGTTGCATATGAAGACTCGGATGGTGATTTAATAGTTTTTGAAGTAAAAGTAACTCACCCGACTAAAGAATGCGACAGAAATGATTACATATGGCATGAGTTTAATGCCAATGATATTATCCAACTTTTTTATCTTTATCGGGATAATAATTGCCAAGATTTCATATTAAATTGTTGTAATGATCATAGTTATATTGACCAATTTGATTTATTAGAGGAATTTGATGATGAAGATGAATACCCCAATTGTTCTAAAATAGAATATCCGCCGGGTAAATTTATAATTCGCCAACGAGGTGCCGGATGTGGTAAAACATATGATTCTGTTAAAGAAATAATCAATAGTAATAAAGAAATCTACCAAGTTTTTATTTATTTAACTAAAATGCATTCTGCAAAGTCGGTAATCAAAAATGAGTTATTTAACCAGCATAAAAAATATATTATAAATGATAATAATAGAAATAAACAATATTTGTATAAATTAAAATATGGCGATAATGATATAAAAGTCGTAATTGGAACCGTTGATTCATTTAATTACAAAATTGGCAATATAGATAATGTGCAAACTTTTAATATATTTACAGGGTTGTGTCAGGACATTATAAATATAGACAAAGAAAAAAATCCTATTAATTATTTTTATGGCAATGTTGATTTTAATAATTTGAAAACAATGATTGTTATTGATGAAGTCCAAGATTTAGATTTGATATATATAAACGCATTAATATCTATTCGGACAAAATTTGTTAATATTGATTATATGTGTATAGGCGACAAATTGCAATCATTGTATAACGATAATAACATATTTAACAATTTTAAAAATTTATTAAAAAATGAAAACTTGGAAATAATAATTGATACTCCGGTTAACAATGTAAGGCGATTTCACAATTTCAAATTTTTATCATTATTAAATAAAGGCAATATTAGTTGTGAAAATAAACATACATGTAATGAAAAATTGCAATATGATGAGACATTGGTTACATTAGATGAACATTGCAATTGCCAATGTGACTTTATATCCAATTGTCATAAAACTTCAATAAAGTTTGAACATTTTAAATTGCCAATAATATCATCCGGGTGTCCTGGCAAGGTAAACCAATCTGGAATATGTGAATATGGATTTTATCATGATTATTCTATATTTAACCGGCCAATTAATAATCCTAATTGGAGTAAAATTGCAGAATATAACAAAGAGAAATTGTCATATAAAAATGACAACTTATTAACGACCTTTTTTAAATATCCGCATGTTTATTTTAATGATTATCAAATTGAAAAAATTAATAAAGTAATAGAATTTGAAATACTTAATCGGCTAGAATTGTTGATCCAGTGCACAAAACAAAATAAATTAATTTATACACCCCAGGATGTCATGATTATATTTCCAATTTTGAAAAATAATCAATTTATTGCAATACTAGAATCGCGATTAAATGATTTTTGGAAAGAAAAATTCTTGTGTAAAGATTATTTAAAATATTGCAGTGATGAAGATAGAGAATTATTTAGTTTGCCCAACTTTATTCCTGTAGAAGTTCATAAATCCGAAATTGGTAGTTCTATTAATCTGGACACTTCTATTAATAAAACCCGAATAATGTCTATACATTCTTCTAAAGGAACCGGAAGGAAAATTGTATTTGTATTTAATTTACAAGAAATTATTCTTAATAAATTTCGAACACGCTCTGGAGAATTAAAATACGAATCAATGATACATGTTGCACTAACTCGGCAAAAAGAACATTTGTTTGTTGGGTTTAATATACATGATGATATATCATCCAGGTTTCTAAATTGGAGTGGAAACAAAAAGTATGACAAGGGTTTACAAGTTGAAAAATTGATTGATTTTATATGTCATTGTGTGGATTATAAAGAGTATGATCCTAGTAATAAAAAAAAATGGTCGGAAAGTTTGGTAAAAATGAATTTGGATAATAAGGATTTTATATTGAATTTGGTAAATCATGAAAACCAATTAGTAGATATATCCGATCATACAGTTAGAAACATAGTGTATAAATTTACATTTTTATTATCTATTTCCAGTTTTACTAATAAATGTATCCAACAAAATATGCAATTAAAAAATTTAGATAAAATCAAAATTAAGAATATATTT